ATTGCTCTGAAGATAGGTTCTGCTTTCTTAACTACCGATTCTGCATAATGTGACCAATCAGGGTCAAAGTCATCAAACTCATCGGCAGTTAATCTAGATACATAATTGGGAGTTGTGAACTCTCTAGTTACAGGATGCATGTAATGCTCCCTGCAATTCTTGATTCTAAGATAAAGATAGGTATCCTCTATCTTTTCATATCCCTGTGAATGGCTAAACAGCACTCCCTCAACTCCCGAACCAAATGTTGGTCGCTTGCCTCCAACAGTAACGAAGTTAGAATGCTCCATTACTCTACCCATGTCATCTATACATCCACCATGTTGCATCAAGTCAAACACACTAACTGACTTGTTACTCCATCCTTTGTCGAATCTAGCCTTTGGATTGCATACCTTGCATACTAATCTGAACCTTTCTTCACGGAATCTACTTCTTTGTAGAACATCTGATAGTGGAATCTTACCTTGCATGACAGAATTGTACTTATCATTCAGATAAGAGACTATTTCTTGCTCCGATTTACCCTCAACCCACATGTTAAGCACTGACAATTGAACATCTTTGGCTAGTTTAGTCAGAGAAACCCTCTTTGCAGTGAATCCTGTCATCACAAACTCTTCTTCATCAAGGAAGTTACCATCTTTCCAAGTAATTAGACCTGCATTTCTATTTTTTGTTGCTCCAACACCTAAAGTTCTGAAGTATTTCTCAAACTCTAGTGTTACAGGATGTTCCTTCAAGCCCATTACATTAGGAAATGCCTCTCTAACATGTTCATTCAGTATTTTCAACGCCTTTTCAGCAGTTTCAATGCTGTTGTCTTCAATATCAACGTAAATCGAGTCCGTATGTCCATAAACTACCTTCATAATACCAACTCCACTGCTACAATTACTGCAATTATGACTTTTAGAAAGCCAAATACTGTTCTAGCCAATGCTAGTGTTGCAAATCTGTCTTGTGACCACTTTTCTATATTCATATTACATTCACATCCTGTAAAAGTGAAACCAAACCATACAAGAAGACAAAACCAGCGACAATCTTGCTAGTTGTCCTTGCTATTGCCCTGCTGTCCTTCATTAACTGACGAATTGCTTGCTTTCTTAACTCCGACTCAGACAATTTCTCTTCCTTGACCTTTGAGAAGTCAATGCTTGCACTCTTTATTGGCATTATAGTTCCCTCACTTTGAATGCTGCAATGCGAATGGCTTCTCTAGCACTAGCAGTGATGCTTGCCGCTAAATCAACATCAGCCCAACCGAATCCCTGATACGCAATGATACCATAGAAGGATGCCATCAATCTCTTGACTGCAAGTTGGTTGTTGTTCCATTTCACATATTCACTTTTACTTTCACTTTCTTTCATTTTCATTTTGTATTCGTTTCTCAGTTCTTTCAACTCTAGAACTGCTTTTGGCAATAACCCTAGTTCATTACTATTGTAGTATCTCATGTCATAGTCTTCTACCTTAGAGAAGTCTTTTGGTGTTCTAAGATTTACACCAAATTGTGTAGGTGTCTGAGACTTAGTCTCCCAAGAGATATTTCTTGCAATCATCATGCTTGGATACAGACCAGCGAAGTCAAATGCTGCAACACCCAAATGAAGACCATTTGTGCCTTCACTAAGCGGGTCATAGACCATCGCACCATCATACTCTACCCTGTCTCCTTTCCTGCCCGTAGGTGCTTTCCATGAGGCATTTCTCATGAAGTATATTCCACCCATGTTACTAGCGTAGAAGCAAGCATCGAACGGTGCAATCAGTAAACGTTGTAACGAGAGTATTGCTTCAGTTGTGAAGTTCTCATCGTCTATCCTCTTGATTAGTTCAACGTCTTTCAAGGCATACTCTAGATATGTCTCATTGTCTTCTTGCCAGCCTCTCCTGAAGAACTCATTCTTATCGGGAAACTTCTCGCTCACTAGTTTCTTCTCACCTAAGACATACTCTGAAACATAGTCTAGTGACAGTGAAGGTAAAGTTCCTCTTTGTGCATCATTCCATTGTCTCTCAAAGGCCAAGTCTAGAGGTACGCATATTCTACCTTTGATTGGTTGAGCAATCGGAGAGTAGTTCTCTATCTGCTTAGTCTTCAGTATTCTCTTTCTCTCCTTGATATTCCATTCAACACCTGTTACTTCGTGAACAGGAGATAGTAGTCTTGGGTCGATTCCATTTGTGTGTAGCCTCTCGATTAACTTAGGTACATCGAACTTCCAACCGAACCATGAGATAAGCATGTCAGGGTCTTTCTCAGTTAGCATCAACATGAATCTCTCAAGCACTGTTCTCTCAGTCTCACTTGAATCAGGAAGCCATGTCAATGTGTAATACTCATCATCATAGTTATCGTAGACAACGATAGCAGTAATCGCACCATCATGCTCTCCACCTTGCATCCATTCCATATCCCAATACCATTTCCTTAGATTGTAATCGTTCAGTTTATCCAATCTATCGACAGCATATCGATAATGGTGTTGAACATCTGCTTCATACGTTGGTATGTCTCTATCATGATAGTATGCTCTAACTTTACTCGTTACATTCCTAGCATCGGATTTCATAGTTTTATGTGGTGTCCATGTCACTTTCACAAGTGAATCACCTTGAAGGTTTACCCAATCACCGCTCTCATAAGTTAGAGTTGCAGGAAACTTATCCTTCTGTTGGTATCCCTCTTTCAAGAAAACCTTAGATTCAGCGTCAACATTAACGATATTAGAAGCCTCCACAAAGAAATATGGAGAGAAGTCGGCATAGGGAATCTCTTCCTCTACAACCTTCTTCTCTGCATCTCTCCATCTCAGGAAGATACCTTCTTTCGTGTTTGCTATTATCATTGTAATCACCTTGTAATGTATGGGGCTTTGATTAGTATTCTATCCTCTCCTGCCCATATAACAGGAGACTCGTCTTTCAAGTAGATAGTCACAGGAACAGAACCACGAAAGAACTTGTGGAACTGACCAGTTACTTCTACCGTTGCTGATTCACCATTCATAGATAGCGTAGAAACTATGACATCTACCTTGTCAATGTCAGACTTCCTGCTTGAAATGGTGAAGTGTTGATTGTCTGTATCTAACAGATACTTTGCGTTGTTGATAACATCACAAGTCTTGATTGCATCTGTTAGTATCTTAGAGCCTGTGGTAATGATAGACTCAAAGACCACACTACTAAAGACAGGATTCTCAGGAGTAATAGTGTAGCCTTGAATCCTAGCAATCATCGCTGCATTAGGATGATTAACAACTAGTGGTAAACTTGCCCTCTTTCCTCCGCCTTCGTCTTGTAATAGGATAAAGTCTTCAGCAACTAACTGAACCCTGTCTCCTGTGAATGTCTTAAGATACTTGAGTATCTTGTCTATCTCTACTACAACCATATTATTGCTGTCTTCGTTTGTCTGACTAATTATAGGTACAGACACTCGACAGATGGTTTGATTGTCAGCATTGTATAGATTCAGTATATTACCTTCAACGAGTTCAAGCATTGCATAATCGGTTAATTGACCGTTCTTTGCTGAATCGCCATTGTGATACTTTCCTTTCATCCATACATCTTCTATTGCGTTTGTTAGTGTTTTATTGTTTATTTCTATTCTCATTTTCATTCCTCCTAAATAGCAGAAGGGATAGGGGGTTTCCCCCCTACCCACATCTACATTACGTTCAAAGTTCTCCTGCTTTGATTTCAGGGAATCCTGTCCAATCTATCTTTCCATCTTCGATAGTCAAGACTCTCAATCTCTTTCCAATCATCTCAGGCTTCCTAGCACTTGCCTCAACCATAGCGGTAAAGGTAGCACCATTCTTCCTGATGTCTCTTGACATCTTTACTGTTGCAGTGAAGATATCTTCTGTTGTAGAATGCCAGTTGGCCTCCACACCAACGGGATTTGGATTACCCGCATACTTGTCTTTAGAGTGAGCAATCACTATTCGGTGACAAGGCATCTCTAATATCTGCTTATGCAAGAAGTTCTTGTAAGGAGTGTTTCTATCTCCCCAAACATAAGGCGGTTGCTTGATAACTGTATCAGCATCCATACCATGCTTCTCACGCATCTTAGTTTCACAGACATCTGTTAGGAGTTTATCTGCTCCATCTACGATGACTGCCTTCAGTTTACCTTCTGCAAGATACTCTTTTGCCATTTCATAGAACGCTCTTGCGTTGTTCATCGTTTCATCGAAGTCCACTAGACTGCCATCCTTTCTTACGATTGGATTGTAGACAATCAGGTTCTCGTTGTTATCGTAATGATTACGCTTCACATCTATTGCTCTGTTGTCGAAATCAAACACTAGAACATGTAGTCCGTTCTTTATGTCTTCATCAGTCAGTAGGTCCATTGCCGTTGCTGACTTAGCGGATTTAGGTTCTCCCCAAATACCAAGACACAGGTAAGACTTGTTATTCTCCTGTGATTCCTTAATCTGCTGAAGCATTGCCTCCTTTCGGAGAGCATACTGCCCCTTTGCAGACTCGTTCGTTGTTATTGCCTTTGTTTTATCTGTTGTTGTCCAACTCATATCTATCACCATTTTTATATTCATTAGGGTCAAATGTAATACCCTTCCATTGTTCTAATAGTTCGTTAAGTTCCGTAAGAGATAGTTTCACTCTTACGTCCTTAGAGACAAAGTGGAACTTAGTCCAATAGTCTCCTGTATCGGGATTGTACTTCCAAGTTAGGAAGTCTACATCATCCATGAGGAAGGCGAAACTTCTCCCATGAATGACGAGACCTCCATTGGAATCAGCACTCATACTGCATTCCATTTACGTCACCTGCCTACTCGAAGAACCAGTCTTCAGACTCATCGATAAATTCTACTTCTTCAGCACTTCCGCCTCTGCTGCTAATCACATGAAGACCAGCAACATTGATGCTAACAGGTCGGATGTTACCTTCTTGGTCAACACCCTGAGATGTTCGACCAACGACTAGAACCTGTGAACCTATCCCAAAGTCAATCGGTATGTTCTCAGGAATCCAGCAAGTAGTGCCGCTCCAACCATCGTTGTCAAAGTCAAAGTCGGTGTTCAGGTCATCAAGATTCAATATCCTGTTACCGTTTGCTGTGGGTGTTACATTGATGCTGTTAACTGTGCCATCGGTAAACACGAACCTGTCATCCCAATTAGCCTTGTTATTAGCAGTCTGATGATACTTGTCTAAAGCAATCAATGGACTGTAATTACCACCACAGTATTCCATCATAGCATCAGACATAACTATCTGAGATACATCCCTCTTCATCTCAGAGCCATCTGCTAAGTCAGCATTGTATACCAACGACTCAACAGTTTGGTTTGCTCCACCATGAATCAGGTCTTCCCTGTTAGAGTTTGGTATCACATCGAAGTGAACAAACTCAAAGGTATTAGGTTGGAAGTTGACACTGTGTTCCTTCTTGTAGGAGAAGAAATACTTACCCATTTTGCCATCTATCTCACCAACGAATACTCCCTTTCTCTGATACTCAGATGCAGGTTGTGGCTTACCATAGTTCTTGTTCCAGTCACCTTGTCGTGTGTCAAGTGGGACAATGAATCTACCACTGTCAACTTCTACATTGTTCTCAGGCAACTTCTTCATGTGCTTGACAATCTCTTCACCGTCACGCATCATTCTTGCTTCATACCCATCACCGTCTTCAGTGAAGATAGCGACTCTTCCTAGAGAGTAAGTCATATCACTGTCACGCATATACTCGTTAGTTAGTCTCTCACGACTTCGTGCTGACATGTCAATAGCATCGTTCAGTGCTACGAAAAAGCCGAAGGCTTTCTTGTATAGGCTGTTACTATCTTGTCCTGTTGGTTGCGTCTGTTGTCTCTTTATTACATTACGAGAATTACTAAAGAACTGTCTCCAAAGACTTCGAGCCAGTAAAGGCTCTTTATCTGCGTCAACGTTGTTCTTGGAGCATATCTCCTCGAACCTCGCTTTCGCATCGTCTAGGGACATCCCTAGCAGTTCTGCTGCTTTCTCAATTTCATTCATTATTTCATCATTCATTTTCATTTTCCTCCTTTGTTTTTATTCTCTTTCTTTCGTGTTTTATTTCCACTAATCCTTCTGTCAGCATGACTACGCCACACAATATCCAAAAGAAATTGGAATCTACGCTGATGTAACCTAGCGTGTTTAATATAGGCAGTACAATCAGCAATGCACCGCCTAACGCTATTATCTCATACCGAAGTAGTAGATGTTTGATATCTTCAATATCCACTACGCCGTCTTTGTTCAAATCCATTTTCATATTTATACCTCATTTTAAAATCTCCTTTTTGGGGAATCTAGCCATTTCAAAAACTGCCTCAATATCAGTATCCCCAATATTATTTCTGCCATCACATCAACTGACCTATCATCCAAGACGCTAGTAGTTTAGGGGTCATACTACTACTCCGCCACTCAGCCTCTCCGATAACCCTAAGCATTTTGAACTTCTTGGCGGATTGCATATCCGTTTTAATGATAACATCATGCAAATTAATGCACACTGTCTTCATATCCACCGAATTATACAACAACTCATGCACCTTACCTAAACTATTTTCATACTTATTATCATCAATCATTTGCATTATTTCGGTATATGGTTCTAAGTTCTTGTCAATTTGATTCAACAGTGAGGACTTACCGTAGATAGCAGCCTGAAGTTCAGTAAGCCCTCTTCTCATGTCTCCATGTAAGGAGTCTATTCT